TTCATTTTGTTTTGTAAGTCTTTATCAAACGAATCGTAGCCAACTTTAGTCATCTGATCTTGTAAATTTTTATCGATGTCTCTACTAATCAGAGCCTCTGCAACACCATGCCTAGAGCCACCAGCCATTCCAGTCCCCGCCATTCTAGCATCAAGACTAGCCTCACTTAAATCTCTAGTTCGCTGAGCATCTTTGTAAAACATATTCTTCATTGCATCAACATAGTTGTTGCCCTGACCGCCCATAATGCTTTCGTATAGCCCAGTAGACTGGCTAGGCGTGTTCTGAAACCCCTCTACCTTGCTAAGAATAGAATTAAGATCAGCACTACCATAAGCGCCACCAGCGTTTAAGTTGTTAAAAGCTTGCCCCTGTTTTCCAAGAACATCTGCCATTTGCTGCTGAACTTTAGGAATCATAGCATTAACATTGGCAGTCTGACTTGCCATTGTATTTTTAGCTTGACCCATTAAGTTTGCCAATGCCCCACGCTGGTAAGCAGGAATCCTTTGATTTGAATTACCTACGCTATTGCTAGATGATGACTGTGTTCCCAACATACTTGCCATTTTAATCCTCCACTTTGTATGTCAAAGTTGTGCTTATCTTTTTCCAGTTAGTTTCTTTTTTATTAAGAAACCTATCCCAACCAACACGAGCACCAATTGCACGTATTTCGTCACATTTTAAATTTTTAGCAATCTCTAGCAAAGTAGAGTCGTATTCGCCTGTAAAAATATCAACATCACCACCTGCCATAGATAAGTTTAAGACACGTAAGCCAGTATCAAATATTTCAACTTGTAATATAGCCAAGCCTTTTACAATAGCTTCGTCTAAGCAAATAACAAGCAAAGCGGAGTCACTTTTTAGCTTAGCTTTAACAGTATCAATATTCATTTCACCATGAGCCTTAGCAATAATTGACTCAACAATCAGTTTAACATGTGGCCACGTAAAGTCTATTAAATAATAAGGGACCGCTGCTATATTATATTTCATCATGCAGCCCTTACTAAACAGCCATCCCAATGCCAAGGATTACCCGACGTTACAGTATTATCTAAGGCCCCTCCGCCGCTAGAGAACACACCCCATTCTAAAAAGTCAGTTGTACCATTCATAAACACAATGCCTGAGCATATACAAATTGGGCTATTGTAAGCCACTCCAGTGTACGTACCATGAATAACTAGTGGGCCTACGTTAAGCCCGTTTTTAAAGACGAACGTCCACGCTGCTGTAGCTGCTGATGAAACACGAGCAGTGCAATTTATTTGATAATAGCCTGCTACAGTGGGCGTAAACCTATTGCTTGCATAGTTATTGTTAGTATCAAGCTCTTCAATAGTTTGAACAACAGTTGATGTGTTAGCCACAAGAGTCTGGGCAACAGCTAAATGATGATGCGCTCTAAAAGCAGGGCCGTTACTTGCGACATTAGTCGCTAGTTTAACTTGCGTAACTGAACCGTTTGCTAAGTTCGCAGTCTTAATGGCGCCTGGTAGCGATATATTTTTAGCTACTTCAATTGTATTATTAAGCCGCACCTCTATATCTCTTAGCACTCGGGATAAGAAGCTAGATTGCTGATCGTCAAATGACTTAGGTGGCTGTTCCATTATCTTACCACCACAGGTACAGTACCACCAATTCTTGAGCCAGAGTCTTCAAATTCAAACATCAAACCGTTTAACTCAAAATACGAGTCATTAACACTAGAAACTCTCCAAGAATGTAGCGCGCCAGTAGAGCGGACATCAACTTTTCTTTGTATACTAGGGTTGTATATTACAGGGGGCTTCCACCTGACGGGTGCCCCAACATAGTCATGTGAGCCTACTTCAACAGACACACTTCCGTTAGAAATTATATCAGGCCACACCCTTGTTACTGTGCTAACTTCAGCGCTATCCTCTAACAATAGTTTAGTCCGCTCTATAACAGTGTTGTAATTTCCGATGCCGCTTAACGCAGCAGGCTCAAGATTTTTAAGAGTGCCTAAGCTATCTAAAGCTATTATTTTTGAAGACTTAGCCCCAGAGTCAAACGTGCCTGCATAAGAATCAAAAGGAACTGTTATAGAATCAATAGTTGTAGAAACTGGCTGCAGTGGACCAAACGTTGCGTGTGCTTTACTGCCAGCAATGTCTCTAATAGACACAGTTCCATCTACATGGTTTATTATAAACGCAATATTAGGATACTTAGCACCTTGCTGAACTATAAAGAACCATATCTCTTTTGTAATAGGGTTGTACTTAACAAATGAGTTTCTATAGTTATCAGAGCTTATTGTAGAGTCTAGCACTCTTTTTTGTTGTTTGTGCAATACAGAACGAACATTAGCGCCATCGTTTAACAGTATGTCGCCATTCATTAGAATATAATGATTGCCTAGCACTTCTGCGATGTTATCAATTGCTAAATAGTTATTAGTCTTTGACAATACACGCCGCTCAAACGGTATGTCACTTCTGCCTGTATACGTAAGTAAGTGTATGCCTCTATTTGTGTATATACAAAATTCGTTTCTTAATGACAGTCCATCGATGATGAACTCTTCATCTATCATCTCTTTACTTGCAATAGTAGATAAGTCTAACTCGTCCCATGAAAATGGCAAGCCGTTAATATCAGCAGGGTGAGACCACCGATAAGAGCTAGGCAAAGCAGTTGCGCCTTCTGTAAGGTTTAACGCAAACAAAAAATTTAAATGTGAACGAATTACCTTACACTTATACCCCTTAGTCCGCCATGTTGTAGCTGCATCAAACTTCAAGTCTTGCATTTTTTGATCAGTGCTTAAAGGCGACCAGTACTCAGGGAAGCCAACATTGTTTGTTATAACAGGAATTTTGCCTAACTTACATCCTGTCCATGTCAGCTCATCATCAGCGCTCATCCCATAAGCAGTAACATTACTTATGTCAAACCACGACAGTGTACTTAACTGGTACACTTTAACAGCATTTAAGCCAGCAACTAAATAGTATGTTTCTGTGTCTGTTTGAACAGTGTCAACATAGCCAGAAGTTACGGCGCTGCCTCCCACTGAATTAAGCTCTTCATTATTAAAAGTTATATACTTTTCATCACGTAGTATATAATTTTTAGCATAGGTCACATCATCAAGCGCAAGAGTCGTTGGATTTAAATCAAAGTTTGGCGACTTTTTGCCTAATGAATATATTGGCGCTTTTTTCATTGTTCTATTCTTTTCAAAATATTACCAATCATTAAAGGCTGCACATTTATCATTTCATTTCTAAATGACTCAGTGGCCTGCTGAACTCCAATAATCCTAGAATTTGTTTCATTTTGCAGTATAACATTCCAGTTCATAGAACAGTTATACTGAGAGCTTTCTTCTCCAGTTACGTTGTTCTTTACCTTAAGCTCAAGATAAAGTACACACCGCTCTATTACGCCGTTGTTAGTCTTCTCACAAGTATGCCCAAAAGGACAAGTGTACTTAACTTCGATAGCCATTATGTTTTGCTGCCTATAATAACTAAAGCATATAGTGGAGACCATGTACCAGTCGCAACAGTGGCCCCAGCAACAGCATTAACATTAGACGTCTGACCAGAAATAGTAATGTTGTGCGTATGTCCAGTTAAGTCAGAAGAGCCATTCGCATTTGCACCAAAACCTAGTGTAGCCCTTAGTGCATCAGTAACTGCGCCGCTGCCAGCGGCATTAAAAAACGCAGGGCCAGAGACATAGCTACCTGTAGCACTATGCGAGTGGTTTAGTGATTGATTAGACACGCCGCTGCCAAACGTACCTTGTTGGGCATGTGAGTGGTCTGGAACTACTGTACAGCCTGTAACAATGTTATCACCTCTACCTGCGCCTCCACCAACAGTACCACCAGCTGCGGCTGATACAAGTGTATAGTTTGTACCTGGGTTAGAAAGAGTCCAGCCAGCGGGTGGAGCTGCTTGATAAAACGGAATCTTAGTTCCACTAGGGAACGCATCTAAGGTCTTACCGTGTATAGCGTTCAGCTCCGCCTCAGTTGCAGTGATAGGTGTATTAAACCCTAAACCACCCGCGCCAGGGAACTGAGCTTTTAATACAGCTTTTATAAGCCTCGCATGGTTGTCAATGCTAGATATTTGGTCACCACCTAATGGCCATGTAGCATCTAGCTGCGATATTGTAGTGCCTGTCTCTAGTCCCATTAGCCTAGCCTCGTACGAAGTGAATTACCAGAATACTTAGAAGTCAAGTCCTTACCAAAAATCTGATCAATAGTCTTATCAAAAACAGCAGAAAATCGGTCTACTGCCGGCCAGTCTTTTGCAAACACACTTATGGCCATTAACAAACCCGATACATACAAATCAGGATGCTTAATAGACAACCAGTTTGTAGGAATAGCCACTGAAAGTGGAGGTACCTTTTGCATGTAAGTTAAAAACAAAGCTTGCGTACTAGACAATGCGGGGTACACTTCTATCTTATTCTCATTAATGGAATAAAATAAATCGCTACACTGATTTTGGTAAGCCCAAGATATTTGCTCAGGATTACAAAATTCAAAAGGCACTTTACTTTTCCTATCAGTACCCGTAATTCTGCCTATAAAGCGCATTTCTTCATAGTCACTAGGTAAGTTGTACTGGTAAACGTCTGCACTAACATACGGGATGATTGCAGATGTCTCTTTTTCTAAAGATCGGAGCAGACGATTAATCTCAGCTTCGATTAGGTAAAGAAACCCATCTATTCTGGAGGCTAAATCGCTATCCTCTCTATCTGCAATAGAAAGCGACAATGCAACAATTTCGCTATATGTCATGGCTTAGTTACAACTATCTTAGGTCTACGAAGCAGTTTAACAACAGCGCCTTTTGCAACAACACCGCCTTGAGCAGTATTACTTTTAACTAACCGTAATTTTGTTCCCACGACGATCCTCCACTAGGCAAGCTTTGCCAATATCAGTTGCTAAAAATCTATAGAGCTCTCTATTTGCTATATTAGAGTCTTCACTATTTAAGCCAAAACCATCTTTAATAGCCTTGTCCCATATAATCATAGGTATACTACAAAGCATTCTGCCCCACGTTTCCCCTTCGTCTTTTAGCTCATTTATTACGCCAGTATTCTGTCTTAAGCGTTTGTTACGCTCTAAGATAGCGTCTTCTGATGGCTGAGTTAGCTTATGAACAATATGGTCATGTTCAAAAGATAGTTCTGATTTAAATACTTCATCCATAGTAGCTCCAAAAAACTCCCGCTACAGAGTAACGGGATAAGCACGGGGGCTTTAGTTACACTCTCTCTAAGTAAGTTCCAGCAAAGTTTTCGTAATCAGATTTACTGCACTCTCCTGTTTCGCCTGGCTTAATTTCACCATACGCCAAGTACAGAGAAGCTTTAAAAATATTCTTAACTGTAATCCTATCAGGTAAAGCAGATTCTTCAATAAGCTGCTCAACAGGTGGTTCAACAGGCTGTTCAACAACTGGTGTACTAGTTACCATATCAGTTCTCCAATTAAGCTACAACAGCTACAGCTGAGTTAACGTCATTAATCATTGCTTGAGCTTTTTCGTTACCTACACAAAGCGTCCAGTCAACAAGCATCTGCCTGTTATTTGCAGAACCAGTTTTAGCCAGTTCTTCTGTACGGTAGCCTTGTAAGAAAGAAATTGACAAGTAACTTGGGTCAAGTATAAACACGTCTGAAGCCAACAAGGTTGCTGTACCCGTACCTGCGCCTACACCAGTCGCAATAAACTTTAGTCCAACTGTGTTAGATGCAGCACCAACTGCAACAAAGTTAGTTGTGCCTACAGAAGTAATTGTATAAGCATTACCAACAACAAATGAGCCAGCCGTAACAGCTGCACCGATGTTAAACTGTGGCTGCAAACGATTAGGCACAAATTTCAGTGTAC